AAAATGAGGATATCATTAATAAACCAATAACCAATGAATGCCAAAAATAAAATATGTTCATGACAAGATTATTCTATTTGATTTAGTGTAATCTTTTCCAAAATCAGCAAATAATGCTTTATCTTTTTCACGATTAACTATTCCTCTTGACCATGCAAAACCAGCATCTCCACCCCATGCTAACCACATAATCTTTCCGTTAGAAGGATCTGTTGCATTATTAAAGTCTTTACCTTTTTTATCTACTTCGTGTCTTGAAAAATAAGAATACATACGTTTAACTGTGCTTAAAGATATTGACTCTCCTCTAGCAAGTTGACCTGCACGAGTCCAACCAACTGATGTACCAGCACCTTTTGCTTTGCCATCTTCTTTGTATTTGATTGCTCTGCGTGCTGCTGATCTTACACCTGCTGGTGGAGAATATCCATCTGCTTTTGACAAACTGTCTGTTTCATAAACAACAGTGTCATCATCTTCCCAAAGATCATCCGCTTTTGCTGCAGGTACACAATTAGGAACTGGTTTACCATTAGCACCTGGCTTCATCCCACGTTGTACATAACCATCCCAACATGGTGCTTGCTTGTTTACATCTTCTGGGTTATCTGAATTAATAGGTTTACTTGTCATGTTTACTATTGTACCACAATCTTAGTGATATACTTGTTTAATGATCTATGACAAATATGTAGAGCAATTTGACAAAATAGGGTATCTGGAAGATAGGATAGTTACAGTACCTGATTTTATTGATAAAGAAGGTCTTGACCTAATCAATAATTGGATGAATGATTTTGGACTACCTGGTGTAAACGACAAAAAAAATATAGACAACCAGGCAGTTGTTAATATACTGATTAATAGTGAAATAAAAATATATAATCAAATATGTAAAAACTATAAAAATAAATATGATGTTGATTTTGATGATAATGCTCTTGTTCCAACTCATTTAATAAAATGGGATCTTGGTTATGATAACCCATTGCCAGTACATGCTGACTGTGAAAGGCCAGATGGATTGCCAGCAATGCATGACGGATATTACAAGTATAATCTAGCAGCAATATGTTATTTAAATGATAATTATGTTGGTGGAGAAATTTTTTTTCCACAATTTAATAAAACTATTAAACCAAATGCAGGAGATTTGATAATGTTTCCAGGTAGATTTAGACACGGAGTAACTGGAGTTAAGAGTGGAGATAGACACACAATGTTATCTTGGTTTAGATTTAATGTTGAAGACAATACTCTTGATAAAGATTTACCATATGCTGGTACTGCTCTTGGTGTGCTGTTTAATGATGAGACAGGCAGTTAATTAAAACCACCTGTCTCTAATTACACCTGTTTATTTTTTAGCAGGTTTTTTTGCAGACTTTGCTGCTTTTTCAACTTCTGCTACATCTGGAAGTCTTCCAAATGCTGTGTCGCTTGGATTAATTGCACGTAATGCTACTGGGGCAATTGCTGCCAATAGAGCATATGCTAGATCTTTTGGATCTGTTACGCCTGTCATGTACAATGCTAGTCCAGCACCTAGGACAGAGCGTCCGTATGATGCAAGAGCGGCTTTTAATTGTTCTTTATTCATTTTTATTTCTCCTTTTTCTTTGAGCATTTAATATGCCCAAACCTATGAGTAATTTTTCTTGGACCAAAAGTTTTTCTTGTATCCATTTTCCATTACCTTTTTAATACCGTAAGACATTCTTTTAAATTGTTTATCATTATACTCTAGTCCTTGAGAAGTCCAATCTTCTCTTTTAATAAATATCATTTGATATATTGGAGTTCCAGCAGGTATCAAACCTTCAAACCCTTTCTTTACCATAAAAGGTATTGGCCCATTAACTGACCATTTATCTGTATCTATAATACCATTCATTGTTAAGAATGGTAGGTCTAATCTGTTTGCTGGATGAAAGTATAATGTACTATACCCTGCTGGAGTCTGAGGTTCCCACTGTGTAATCCAATGAAATTCGTTAGTATAGTAACCATCAAAATTAGGAAACACTCTTCTAGAATCAGTATCCTGTGCTCTTGTAGACAATGGTTTAATTGGACCAGCCCACTTATAAGTTACAATATCATTACCTGTGTTTGGATCAATGCCAAGATTCGTTATTTCAACATCACATATTAGTTCTTGTGTATATCCTGAAGTTAATGCATCTAAAAATGGTGGACATTTTTTTGCTGTACCGTCGTCCCTGTTACCTCTCAAAGTTGGTTGAAGAGTAGGCATATCCTTAAACCATTTTGGTAAATAGTTTTTTGCAGACTGTGGTCTTGGGGTCATAAATTCTGCATCCTGACTAGATGGAACAAAGTTTACCTCTTGACTATTAGTCATGATATAAACATCCTTCTTTTTAATTGATCCATGTGTAAATCACACAAGTTTAATTCTCGTGGATAATCATTAAATATTCGTGTTGCTTCTTCTTTACATGAATATTCCTCACACACTTTAAAAGCATTCCACACTACCTCTGTTTGGTCTTTAAGCCTTATCAAGATCCACCTCCTCTGGAATTAACTTCTTTAACTCATGAAATGATTTAGATACAACCTGCATCTGATTTCTAGTATCAGTATCAAAAATAGCACCATACTTGTCATGAAACTCTATAATGGGACTTAAATCTGTCACTACATTACTAAGAGTGTTTTGTACATTTTCTATATACTCAAAAGCAGACTCTCTAGATTGATTAAGAAAGTTTATAAAACCTTCCTGAACATCTGTCTTTACAGATTCTTCTTTATCCCTATGCTTTAATTTATCAAGCAAAAAAGCGTTTGTTGTAGTTGTGTCTATTTGCATTTGAAATATTTTACTCAAAGCATCAGTGTACTGAAACTTTAACCACATGCCCTTTAATATAGCAACCATAGACAACGCTGTAGTAAATATTAATAAAAGTATTAACCAACTATTTAACATCTTTAATAGCCTCTCTTGTTAACAAAACAATAGCACCATTTTGCTCTAATGCTTTTTTAACTTTAATTATATACTCAACTGCCGCTATCTTTCCATCGTGATCTAACTTAGCCAAAGATTTAGGATCTAGTTTAACAGACAAAAAGTTATCGTTATCTATAATTTGCACACCAAAGTTTTTAGGTGCAGTAATAGAACGAAAAGCCCTTTTCATGCTGTCAGTATACATTATTAGTCCTATAACATTATATCAGAGGCCACTATTTATTCATACCCATGGTTAAGGTTTGCCAAATGTTTGCCCATATTGGTTTTGTTTTGTGGTTATTAAATTCTCTAGATATTTCTCCTTGCTCAAGGTAAATACCGCCCCAAACTCCCCATTCTTTTTGAGTAATTCCAACAGAGAAACACTCTTTCATAACAGGACACTCTAAGCATAGTTTATCTATTGCTGGCCTAAGCATTGAATCATTTTCATATTTTTCAAAAAAAATGTTAGTATCATATTTATAACATGATCCTTTTTCTTTCCACTCATGTTTTTTCATATTAACCTACATATTTAGTTGGCATATTCCAACCATCTCGTGATGGCGAAAATATTTTTTTAATATACCATGCTCCATTTACAAAGGCACCAGCAGTAGATAGACGTCCTTTATCTGATTGCGTCATTTCTATTACATCCCAACCATCCCAAGATAGTTTTTTATTATTTGCAACAATTGATTCCATAACTTCTAACTTATCAATTATCATTTTGCACCCAAGTCAATTGCTTTGAAACCATTTTCTCTGTCAAATAAAATCCAATCCATTGATTCTATTTGCATTTCTCTATTTATGTGTTCAAGAATAATATCTTTATCTAATTCTCCACATGTGTATAAATCAAATTGCAGCATTGCAGGATCTTTTTCATCCCAAATATGAAATGCAATATGAGATGTTTCAATCATTACTATTGCTGTTAAACCACGATTTCCTTCAGCCTCAACATAAGAAGCAAAAGGTCCTTTGATAATCTTCATCTGTATTGCATAAACCAGTCTTGTTAAAAACCCAACGCCATCTTCTGGAGTCTTTAATGGATTTTTTACTTTAGCATTAATCAGTATGTGCTTGTGTTGTAACATTGTTTTCTTTCTCTAGTAGCGGAATATTCCAACTTCAACGTTGTGAAGTTCTGCTTCTGCAACTAATGCAGAAGGTTGATCCTGTGGTGTACTTAAATAAGCAAAGTAACCAACTGAATCAAAATTTTCTTTTAGCCAAGTAGGTGCAACTTTAAAGAACTTAATCTTTTTGCCCCTTGCTCTTAGTCCTCTTTCAGATAAATTTGAAAACTCTGAAACCATAGAATTAACTTTTGCAGGACCTGCTGAATAAATATGAAACTTATCATCATCTTCTGGCAAAGAAGCCAGTGCTACCCCCATAGCCCTAATGAATATGCTGTAGTCATCAAAACCTTTACTGCCTTGAACTGCGACTATCATGCCTATTCACCCTTTCTAAGTTGATCTATAATAAAAAGCATCTTATCTAATTCTACCTTACTCATACCCATTGTGTCAACTACTTTAGCATTAATTTTATCTACGTTACCGTCAATAATTTCAGACACATAAAACACATTATTTTTAGTCCAATATGCCTTGCCGTCTATAATCAATATCCTTATATTAACGCTCTTAAGATGTTTGGCTGATTGATTATTTTTAGGAGCCATCTTTGTTATTTGATCTACCTGTGGAAGTATAGGTGCTAAAATTCTATGTATGTGGCTTTGACTATATCTTATTAAAAAAAAAGCCTCGCGTTTATTTCTTTTATTCATTAAAAATAAAATAGATAAAAACAATACAAGAGTTGTTGTTACTGCTCCTAATAAAAATTCCATCTATCTTATTCTTTTTCCATAATAATTCTGATTATTTCTTTTAATGTATATTTATTATTTTCTTTTAATTTTTCAACTTCTTCTTTATTAAATGCTTTTGGCAGTAAGTTTATTGTTGGTTCTTTTTGTGTTACATCCATTGCTATAAATCCGTGTTGCCACAATGCCATTGTTTCTCTAGTAAAATATGTTGCCATCTCACTATGAAGTTCTGGATTAACATATTCTAATTTTGAAGTAAAGTTATATAATGGCTCTCCAGTTTCTATGTCCATACCAGCCACTTCTAAAGCACCAGTTAAAATTAAATTAGCAATAATGTCATCATTATTTTCAGTCATTATTAAACCCTACTTAATAATTGTTACAGAGAATGAGGTTTTCTTACAAGACTTTAAATTATTTGCAATTGCATCTTTTTCTTTTTTATCAACAGAAAGAGACCATCTAACTTTAACTGATACCCAGTTAGTCAAGTATTCGCACACGTATGCTTTATTTGTTGGTAACCAATCTGCTGGATCTCTATCTGATTTTGATCTATTAGATGCACCTGTTACCGCAATTAAATGACGTGGATCTATCTGATCATTTGCATAAACTTCACGTTTTTTTGCATCCCATGCCTGTGCACCAGAATCCCATGCCTCTGCTAAAGGAACCATATGATCAACATCAAGTTTACCTGCTTCAGTTACAGTTACATT